GCCGAACGGAAGGGTATAAAGAACATTCCTAATAAGGACGAGATTAGGAACCTAAAGCAGTTATGCCAAAACATTCTGGAACCTATCCGAGAGCATTATGGGATTCCCTTCAGTCCTTCGAGCGGGTTCAGGTGTTTAGATTTGAACAAGGAGATAGGCTCCTCGAGCAAGTCTCAGCACATCAAGGGCCAAGCAGTTGATTTCTCGATCCCCAGTGTCCCGAACATGGAGATCGCACTTTGGGTCAAGGACCATTTGGAATACGACCAATTGATACTGGAATTTTATAAGGAAGATATACCCGATTCAGGGTGGGTGCATTGTAGTTATGTCGATAAAGGAAATAGAAAAGAATCAAAGCGATTCGATGGACGGAAATGGTCCCCGTTGTCCTAACTGTGGCTGTGAGAAGCCTAAGATTTTTGTCCACGGTCACTACCAGTGCGCCGATTGCAAGTACGTCACTGATGGCGAGTGTTGCCAAGGAGCGCCCCTAGATGGCTGATCTCAACTTCCCTATTGACGTTTTTCGACAGGTGTTAACGCCAACGGAATTTACGCGGTTTCTTCAAGAGAGAGGGATCACTGATCCGGGGGCCGTTTCAGGTGACCCGGTATCCCCTGTTGTCCCTACCGCCCCCGTTATTAGTCAAGGTCTTGGTTCTCAAGGCCCCATACTAGGGCAGATGTTTGATAATTTAGGGGAAGAAGATGTTGTGGCGCCGACCGTGCCTACTCTTCAGAGTGGACCCGTCCTCTCCCCAGAATCTGTGGCGAGAGGTTTATCTCCTGGGATTGCAGACCTAGGAAGAAGTCTCTCCTCTGGAATCTCAAGTCTAGGAGATAAGGTCTCCTCATTTACCTCCAACCTTTCTAGCGGGAATCTAGGGGAAGCGGCGAGAAGCCTCCTTGGAGGAGCAGCACCCGCATTTGCGGGGGGTGCCTTAAATCCCAACATTCCCACTGCCGCAAGGGTGGGTCTTGGTGTGGGAGCCCTCCTCCCAATCGGACTCCCGGGGCTTATGTTCCAGGGCCTAGGATCTCTCGCATCGTCCTTATTCCCAGGACAGATTTCAGATAACCCCGCCGAACTTGGTTTTGGCCCAAATGACAGGGTTGTGGACCTTGGCCAAGGTATGTTCCAAATATTTAATTCTAACCAACCTGGGGGTTCGTCAATAACTACAAACCCAGGAAACGCCGTTACAGATGCAATTGCAGCAGGTAACTTTACCGCCTTTACTGGTGATCCTGACCCAGGCGAATTAGCCGAGTTAGGGGAAGGCCCGGATGATGGCGGAGGCGGCTCCGACGTCGGAGAGTCCGGTGAAGATTTAAGCGGCTGGGGTGGTACTGGCGTTGGTGCTTGGTTTGCAAAAGGTGGACTAGTTCGTTAGCCTCCGTAGATGAGGATGATCCTCTGTAAGATTACTTAGCCGACCCCCAGTTATCTCCCAATCCCACATCAACCTTTGACGGTATAGTCAGGCCAGGAGCGCAGTTCTCCATCAAACCCTTGATCGTGGCCACCTGCTCTTCGCTCTCTATCGAAAAGCATAGTTCGTCATGAACAGTGATCATGGGCCATTGACCCTGGTCAATGCAGTCCCGCATAGCTTGCTTGGTCTGATCAGCGGCGGAAGCTTGAATTAACCGATTCAACGCCTTGTAGACGAATGCAACTTGAAACGTAGCGGGATTCTTCCTGTGCCATTGGTCGGGTCGTTCTTCAATCGGAAGGGCTAGGATTTCCTGCCATTCCTCCTCAAGTTTCTCAAAATGTATGAGGCCTTTCCTTTCCCGGGAAAAACCCTTGGGCTCCCTCATTGGAAAACGGCATTTTCGTCCCAACAAGGTTCGTACCTCGAAACGCTTTGAGGCCGCCGACATGACCGACGAGGCCAAGTCCCTGATGAAAGGCACCTTCTCATCGTACTCTTGCCGGATGGCTTTCGCTTCTTCAAAGGGGATATCCCCTAGCGTGTGGGCTAGTTTGCCAACCCCCATCCCGTACATGGTGCCAAGATTTATTATCTTGGCCTGATACCGATCAACTTCCGCGATATCCGCCATGATCTGATGAAAGTCCACATCTTCCTTGCGGTATTGACTGACGATCTCTTGGACACGTCTATTGTCCTTGGTCGATGGAGCTATAGCCGCGTAATGCATCAACCATCGTGGTTCTTGGGAACTGTAGTCGAAGCTCCCCCACTGTCCTTCTTCTGGCAGGAAGAGACCTCGAATGAGCCGCTTGATTTCTGGATGCCGAGAGGGAACTTGCTGTAGATTCGGATTACTTGAGGAGAAACGTCCAGACACAGTTCCACCTTCATCGGATCGCAGCTGGTTAAACTGACAATGAATACGACCTTTGTACTGATGATTAAGGATCGTATCCACGAAGGTCGTATTGGCCTTGTTGTACTCCCTAACCTCAAGGATTTTTTTGGCCACAGGATGTGCATGGGTCTTCAAAAAATGTTTCGTGAAACTAGGGGCCTTGGATTTTCCCGTTTTTTCATAGCTTAGGCCTAGGTTCGTAAAGGCCTTCGCTAGAATCTGAGCATTCCAAGGTTCGATATGAACGTTGGTTTCCTCATAAAGCTCCTTGAGAATAGATTTTTCTCGTGACTGAAGATACACTTTTGCCTGTTCAGCCTTATCTAGATCGACCCGGACTCCCCTCCTACGCATCTCAAATACAAGGGGCAGAAGAGAAAGCTCAAGCTCCAGTATCTTTTCACAATCGTCTTTGATCAGTTTTTCATGCAGTACATGCCATAATTTGAGAGTAAGACTGGCGTCCCCCTCCGCATACAAGGCAACCCTTTCTGCCGGCAACTTCCACATTTCAGACTTTGCGTTCACGCCATGCTGATCGGCCGCACGGTTCAATTCTTCTTCTTTTTTCTTTTCTCCCAGATACGTCGAACCCAGGGCATTAAGGGAGTAACTGAATCTGTTTTCATCCAAGAGTGGAGCGGCGACCATAGTGTCAAGAATATCACCTTTAACCTCGATTCCTTCTGAAAGTAGCCACCCAAGATCATATTGAGCGTTATGGAAGACAACAGACATTCCGTGGTTAAGCTGGTCTTGTAACCATCCAAGGACCAGGGACTTTGCCATGTTGCCCCCTCCTTCATGGGCGATGGGCAGATATGCTTGCCAATCGGAGGCGGCCACGGCCACGCCTATGAGGTTACCATCATCTCTAACCCAGCCAGGGCCTAACGATTTCAGGTTTGGATCTCTTGTTTCAACGTCCACAGCGATGATTTTTTCGCCAGATAAATTAGGCAAAGTCTCAGGAGGCCACCAGACCTTCTCATCGAATAAATCTTCACGCATTCTTTTGAGACAGCGCAGCCCAGAGAGCGGTATATGCCGAAGCATCCAAGCCATCGTCTGGGTTTGGTTGGCCTATTTCATCTCTGGCTACCTTAACCAGGACCATGCAGAAGGCTACCTGGGAGGCTGTTAGGTTGATTTTTAGATAAGAGCTCCACAGATCTGAAATTCTCGTATGTAGTCTTGTGTACTCCCCATGCGTCTTGGCACGTTCCCCTGATATAAGGTCGGCCGCCTTCTTCAAGATTTCATCTGGCGTCATAAATCGTATACCCGATTCGAGATGGGAGGAAGAATGTGAAGAGACTCCTTAGCTCTGGTTACGGCTACATAGAATACCCTGTGTTCCGTATCAGGGCTAACCTGATATTCCTGAAACGCTGGGTAAGGAAGATCTGGAGAGACGATAATGTTATCCGCCTCTCCTCCCTTCATGGAGTGAATGGTGCTCACCTTTATCCGTGGACGTTTTACGTTGTCCCCCCGCGTCAGAGCGTTGAGAATATAGTTCTTTGAGTCGAGATCAACCTTCCCCAAAGCCTGATGCCATCTCATCGATTCTTGAGCTAAAAGGCCCAGGTTATCTTTGGCATACTTCATACTGTAGCTTTCCTCTTGGTCTAGAAGGGTAAGCTTCTTGGACCTTGGACCATGGCCTCTGGAAAATCCTTCCTCTACCTTCATGAAGGTGTAGAGATTCCTAATCTTCTCTGGAGGCAGGACCCCTCCCTTACACCATAATTCCCAGTCTAGGATTGCTTGGTATGTTCTGGGGTCGATACTGGGCTTTCCTCTTCGGCTGTAAATCCACCCTTCTTCACGAAGTTCGTTTGCATAATAGTCGGCCAAACGATTTGATCTCGCTAAGATGCACCACTCCCCTTTCTCAAGGGGAATATCAGACATTCGTTGATGATACCTGATGGAGCCTTCCTGATCCTTCGGATGCCAAATCTTCGAGGCCCTATGCCCAATGCGACCTGAAATGGTTTGAGCTACCCTCCATATCGACCCTGGAACACGATAGGACTTACTTAGAACCGTCTTCTTGTCTGTCGCATTAAGAAACGCTTTAACGTCTGCCCCTTGGAAACCCATGATGGCCTGATCGTCATCGCCCGTGAAAACTTGTATGCGGGGGATTTTTCGAAGCACCTCGACCATGGACCACTGTAAAGTGGAAAGGTCCTGCGCTTCATCCACAAACAAGGCCTCTATGTCTGGGCAGATATCCGAATTAATAAAGTTCTCTATCATGTCCGTAAAATCAATCTTGTTGTATGTCCTCTTATAATTCTCGTAACTTTTCACTAGCTGGATCAGTTGCTCAAAGCGGATGCTGTAGTCTCCGTTTAGGCGGTACATTTCATCCAGGGGGATCATACGGCTCCTCCCCAAGTGATAGAGATTCATGTAGGCATCGCCGACCGACACCCCCAAAGAATCAAAGTCCGTCTCCACCTCCTTGGAATAAACACCAAAGGGCATCCCCACCTCGTTCCCGATGACTTTCAAATCCTTAGTTCCGATTACTTCATCTGAGGAATACCCTCCAGCGCGGTATGCTAAAGAATGCAAGGTTTGGAAGTAGGGCAAATCTTTTTCGTCTATCCCCCAATCCCTGATGACACGCTCCCGACTTTCGGCTGCCGCTTTGCGAGTGAAGGACACACAGGCAATTCTGTTAGGGTCTATCCCATCTTCGATGCAGTTACGAATACGGTTGGAGTTAGTCTGGGTCTTGCCAGTACCTGGCGGGCCAAGGATGGTTTCGTGTTGATCAGTCACTGTCTGCGCCTCCACAAAAATGCCGCCGCCCCTATTGTCATCCAAGCTTTGCCAACAACTTGCCCGGCCAGATAATCTAATGATCCAAACGCTATCCAAAGGAATACAGCACTGTCTACAACAGCCCCGACAACGCCACTTGCTAAAACGGCCATGGCCAAACGCTTCTTACGAAGAGGCGTATAAACGGCCATGTCAGCAAGTTCTGAAAGTAAGAAAGCTACACCACTGGCAATGACCAGGGGTGCGGGTGCTACAAACGCAGATAACGCCGCGCCCACTAAGATCGCCCCTAAAACTATTTTGGAACCGAAATACTCGTGGACAGCGTCTCTTAAAACTAGGGCCACCCCTATTAAAAGAACCCCAGAAGGCGCCATAAGACCGGGGGCCACAGGAATCAAACAAGGGCCTTTCGGAATACAAGTCGTTCCTACGTTACCTATCATCCAATTTGCAATAGGCACGGTCAGGAGAAATAAAATTAAATATGCAAGCTTTGACATTAAAATAACTCCATATTTTTAGGCTTGGGGTCCCAATGAATTGGACTTTGGATTGAATCGATGCGTCTGGCCATTCGTTCTGGGCAAACGTTTGAATCCTTGTAGTTTCTGGCAACATTGACGCTGTCCGCTGACGCAAAGGGCCATCTGTCCCCGCACAAAGATAAACCCCGCAACATATGTATCCATGGCAGGGGGCCGTTCTTGACCAGCCAGTTAAAAGCTTCATCAACCCTTCGTTCCCACCTAGAGCTGCCCACCTGCCAATATTGACCACTGGAACCAAAACATATCTTTGGGAAACCTAAATCCAACAATGATCCAATGTGTTCGATTGGTTCATGAAGATGCCAGACGACAGCCGAACAATCGCGTCGATGAGGCCACTCTTTTGCCAAGGCAAGATTATCTTCAGCCGTTCCTTCAATTACGTCTGGGACAACGGCCCAATGCGGATGAGCCAAACGAGACTCCACCCACTTGTAATAGCCATCCCAATCAGGAACCTGGTCTTGCTTGTAATGTGTAAAAGCACCGTTATCCCACATAACGGACTGTGCGCTGGACAAACAAAAATCAGAATCTCGAGGTTCTGCGTAACTGACACAAAAATGTTTGCCCGATAGTTTTAGAAGCTCGCTTTTAGGGGTTAAGGGGGTGCCGTGATAATGTATCAAAACGGTGGATCCTCTGGTTCAAATGTCACCTCTGGAAGGTCCACTTCCCCCCGCGCCCTCTCCGGCACAAACCAGACACGAACCCATTTCCACTTGTTCTGGTTGTCTCTGAATCTGTAGACCTTATCGGACTTAGCCCCCTCATTCATTTCTCTCAGACGTTCCGTGATCTGCCCACGGGTGTATTGGGTAAAGCCATTACGTTTCAGAAAGTCCTGCAACCCACTCAATTTGAAATACGTCACGGAGTCTTCGGTCCAGGGCTTTCCTGTCAGGAGTTCTTCTGGACTGTGAGCTGCAATTCGGGAGGTGCAAAAAGATTCCAGTAGTTCCACGAACAACCCCTTCTGGGTCAATTCGTCTGGCACCTCCACATGGGTGGCGTTGTTTAAAAGATTATCAATCAAGGCTCGCCAGTCCGCATCCTTCATTCTGGCGGGCATTTTGTATGTCTGTTCCATGCAGGCCCGTTGAAACTCTACCTGCATTTGTAACTGCTTGGTGGACAATTCGAGGCGTGAGCCCTCCATGTTGACAAACCAGACAGGGGGTTCCGATTCCACCACCGTTAAGCCGCCTAACACAGGTTGAGAGTCATGAAGTCCAATCCCAAACTTACGGCTACGGCACAATCCCTTGTTGCAGTGACTGCATAAAGGTTCCTGCTTGCAAGTGTAAGCATAATCTTTCTTCTCAAGCTGCTCTTGCAAAACAACAATTTCTTTCGCTGGAAGGGGCGGTGTGCAATATTCCCGATTGTGCTTTTCGAGGAGGTTTTTCCAGTCCTCTGGAGCCGCTTTCCTGTAGTAAATGCCCACATTCAAAAGCGTTGTGTTACGACCCCCCTCTGGGATACCAAATTCCGTTAACTGCTGGCAGCAGGGAGGACCGTCTGGAAGAATGGCTTCATCAGAACCAAGTTGTATTGCGGCTAAATCAGTGGCCGATATACGAAGCTTTTCCGCCAGGGATAAGAAGTCCCCCAAACTCAGACT